ACAAAAGATTGCTCCTCATCCGTCAACCCTACCCACCCACGCTCAGGCAACGGATGCCCTGCTTGTTTGTAGGCTTCATCACGCCACAGTTGTGCTCGTTTCCTGTGGTACTCACAGTTTGGGCAGTGCGTCATCTCGGTGCATCCTCATGGTTGTCAGGGTTGAATTTAGGGACTCGGTTACCCTTGTCCTTGGGGTTGGGGAATGGAGGGAAAGGCCATACCTTACTTCCCTCTTGTTCTGTTGACTCGGCCTTTGGTCGAGACGTTGTTGGTTGATCTATGTTTCCACTTGTCATTCTTTTTCTGTGGCTCATTGGATGTCATCTCTGTGTTGGCTTTGGGTAGAGAAGATATTAGGTTAAGTAGATTCTCAACATCTTTCTCCTTGCGTTGTGTCTTCATCGCTTCTCCTTCAGCACTGCTTCTAGTGCATCGAGGGCTTTGTCCCAAGTGTTGTAATCAATACTTTTAGTAAATGATTTCACAACCGCTTGCGCGGCCTGCTCGATCCGGCGCAACCTTACGATTTCCATGTTGAGCGCATCTTCTAGTTGAAGATCCATTTCTTTTTCTGTTTCACTCATTCGCCTAACTCCTCAAAGATTTCATTTAATATGGTTTTGATTTGGCTAACCATTTCAGCCTTTGTGTATGGCGCAGACAAGACCATCTTGATACTTGCCAACGACTTATACATCTCTTGCCCCTTAAGCGCGAACAATAGCTTGTCCTCGTCCTCGGGGTAGTGGTATTCAAGAATCACTTTGGGTTGCATACTGTCTTTCTATTGGTTTAGCGACCAACCATCGATCACCCAAACGCAATACAGCACGAACCCATTTGCGTTGATTATGTTGATTGATACGATCCGAAACCATATCGTTGTTATAGATCACTCTCGCCTTGCGACGTAGTTGTTCTGTAGTCATCACTTCAGTCTCTCCCCTATAAGTTGTTTAACTAAATGCATGTTGGACTCATCAATGACAAGCGCGATGCCTCCGGCTAACTCAATGGCATTGAGATTGTGTAGTTGCAAAGCGGTTGGCTTGTTACCTCCCGCCTTGCACTCGATGCCAACGAATCTGCCTGAGACACAAACTAATAGATCAGGCACACCTGAATTGCCAAATCCACCTGTCACGGGCTTTACGACGTAAGCCTTCATCTCTTTCAATGTTTGGCTTACGACCTTCTTAACCTTTACTTCGGGTGTACTCATATGCCATCCTAGACTCACCCATCGGAACCATTTCACCTTTCAATTCATCTACCTCCGTTTCTGATATAATTACCACATAGCAATCATTAGCCCATTGCCAGCCAATATCGTTAAGTCGCGGGTCATGCGAATTGGTATAGATATCGGTAGTAAATGGTCTCTCAAAGCGATCCTCTCTAACGTGTGCGGGGGCGGGTATGGTAGAGATCATTGCTAGCCTTTCCTTGATACAAGCAGGCAGCCTTTCTCTGTCGTACCTGAGAACCAAGGCGTCGCCAATGAACACCTCGTATAACTCTCCCCTGTCATACACTAGAACCGGAACGCGATAATGGTCAAGTTTCTTCCCATACGTTACTGCGGTCAATAACATGTCAGCCCTTGCTGATCAGTAATACAGGGTGATCAATTTGTTTACCGCCTCGGTATGCTTTGGCAATACCCAAGTCTTCCCAGTGCTGATAGTTAAAGGACTTGCCTGAAGCAACCTCCATCTCTCTGAGCATGAGTGTCGCCACCTTTAAGTCGGGATACTTCTCAAGATTGGGAATGAACTGAGGCTCTGACTCTAATACTAGTTGCTGATCTCCGTCACCACGGCCTTGCGCTAAGTAATAGCCATAGTCAAGAGGGCATAGTATGTCCATAGATTCAGCGAACTTATGGTAACCAGACGCTCTCTCAGTTGCTTCTCTCATCTCCATCTCCAATTCTGCTCTAATCTTTTTGTAGCGATCAGTATCTGAGATTGTCAAGTTTGTGTCAACACCCAAAGCAAAGTTTAGTAATTTAAATTCATCATACGCATCATTCAATCTATTAGGCATATGTTTCTTATTAGCAATAACACCTAGAAGTTGACGGCTCTGTCTCTTGATATGCTCATGCAGATATTTAGTTTTAGTGATATCCTCATTCACCTTCTTGAGCGCAGTAAACAAAGAAGATAACTTAGCAGACATGCGGGTATGTCCGAATTCTCTGTCGTGATTTCTTGGTATACGCGAGCGGTCAATGTTGGGTGAATAGATAGCAAACAACTTTGCATCGTTATCATCATCCTCACTCTCGCGCAAGAATACATCTGCAACATAGATGCCCTTGGGCGTTACCATGCGTACACCCTTGTCGCGCTTGGCATTCCATTTGAACGCGGGTAACTCTGTTGTACTGATAGCAAGCAGACCTAGCTTGTGGTTGGTCTCTGCTATTAATTGCGTCAGCTTGGGCTGATCTATTAAGAAAGCTTCGATCTCTTGCTTCTTTGCGTGTTCGTAATACATATCTCTCTCCTTACAGTTGTTGAATTATTGAACCATTTGCCAACTCAATCTCGCACCCCCATTTGCCTAGTGATGCTTGCGGGTCATTGCAGTCGTAGGTGATCGCTTTGAACGCGCTCTCTGCATTGATTAACTCGTAGAAGAACTTATTCAAGATGAACTCAAACTCAAAGTCACCCGACTCCACTAGCCTTCGCAACGCCCACTCAGGGTAAGAGCGTACACGCGCAATACCACTAACGCCTTTGTATATGGCGTATGTATACAGCGCACCAAGCAGATCCTTGTTCGCCATGTTTATTACGTGTGGCTTCACCTTCTCGGTAATAGGCGCTACCTTATCCGCCATGCCACCCCATGACAGTTTGTCCCACACCATGCCATGCGCGTAGTGCATCTGTATCTCATCCTTATCAAAGTATGGTTTGACGAACGCTTCAGCATCCTCTGTTACGTCTTCAATGAATCTAACGAACGACTTCTCGTCGAACTGACGCACCATGACCTTGCAGGCTTTGATCTGATCTGCGTATCTCTTACGGATACCATCCGACAGTTTGCGATCGACCACCCACTTGCGTACAGTGAACCCGTGATCGTCATGGAACTTACCAGTATCCAAGTTCCAACGCATACCTTTGAAGAGTGGTAGCCTTCTCTGATTTTTATACTGAAGATACTCACCGCCATACTTCACAGATGTGCCTATCAGTGGGTTATTACTTTTCTTCTCCTCTGATTCATACCATAGGGCATAGCCACCCATACCTACATTGAGCATCCAGTAGTCAGACTGATACATCGTTCTGTTTGCCACGATCTCAATCGTGTTGTCAGGATGAACGACCGCGAGGGGCGATAACTTTTCTGCATCAGTAATGTTCTTTGAACAAAGATTCCAATACCACAGTTCGTAAGAGCCATCCTTCCTCGCAACAAAATGCCTAGCACTGTATCTTCTATTACCTAGCGGATACACATTGTGCCCACGGATCGGGGCTACGCTATGCCTAGTATGGTCAAGCGTCTTGTAATTGATTTTGCCAATAATATCTTCAAACATTTCAATCTTCCTTCATAAGTTTTTTGTGACCGCTAGGTACAGTTAATGATTTGTTCTGTGTTACTAACCACAGAGTTGGTGTAGTGATATCCCACTTGATATCGTTCTCAACGTATCCGTCGGTGAACACGATCACCGCTTCTGCATTGATGTTTTTCTTCTTTATGTAATCAGCTACGGCTGACACCCTAGTTCCCCCACCACCCTTGGGCTTTAACATTGATGCCAGTTGTTGATACTCACCATCGGTGAACTTCTGCTCGCCTGCAACCATAGTGTCCCACCAAAGCACTCGGACTCCGCTCGGTGTGACTGTCTCGCATATGCTTATCAGTTCAGTAACATACTCAGCCAAGTCCTCGTTGCTGATAGATCCTGATGTATCGTTAGCGATAATCAACTCACCGACTGTCTCGCTGATTGTGCTAGGCAGATACAGATCGTTAGGCAACATACGACGATTGAACTTGCGCCATGTGTACTCATCCTTACCCACAGAGAACTCAGAGATGAATTCACGCAACGCTTCACGCCAATCGATCTTGGGTTCGAGTAACTCTTTGATTGCTCTAGGTGTATCACCACCCATGCTACCCGCAAGAATGCCACCCTCACGCAAGGCTTTGTCGATACGCTCGTCAAGGTCTTTGGCTTCTTGCTCAGACAACTCTTGACCATCGCCAGTCATGTCATGCTCATCGAAGCCTTCACCATACTCGTTACCATCCCCATCACCATCTTGCGGTTCAGACCCCCCTGATCCATTACCTTTACCCTTACCACCATCACCATCACCCTGACCCTTGCCACCTTTGTCTTTGAGAAAGTTGTAGATCTCGGTGAACGACCAATCCTTAAACTGTGCGCTATAGATAGCACACTTAGGCAGTGTTACAAGGTTCGGGTCTTTCAACTCGATATCCTTGATGATTGAGTTAACAACAAGGTCAGCCGCGACATTGGCTAGCTTCTTGTTCTCCTTCCACTTGGATCTATGATGCGGTAGATGTTTCAATCCCACATGAAGATTCTCGTGCAACACAACTGCGTTATGCTCGGGGTCACTCAAGGCATCCATGAACGCACGACCATAGCGTTTGTTAACACCATCAGTGAATGCGGTCTTGACCTTCTCTTCTACTGACGATTCGCCTAGCATAATCACGCCTGAGTACAGGGCGGTATGCTTGCTCTTCATCAGCTTGATATGGCTTCTCTTAAGCCTTGTCTCTGCATTGATAGTCATAGTCTTCTCTCCTTGTTATTAAGTCATTAAGTCATAGTTGTCGATAGCCCACTTCTTGATGCGATCGTTGTGACGTGCAAGCTTGGTCTTGCTACGCAACATCATCGTAAAGAAGATAGACTGAACCTCTGATGATTTGATCCGGTCAACGAACTGCATAAACTTACTCAACTCATCGTGTTCCTGAACAACGTCAATCGCTTGGAACATGATCAACAGCAACGCTGATACATCATCGTTAGGACAATCAATAGTCAATGGCGCTTTGATAATGTCCTTCACGTCTGCGACCTTGTTCTCTAAGGCTAAGAATGCCGCCATATCTCTAGCGCATGGTTCACCGACAGTACCCGCCAGTGCGACCATCGTTGCGTTCTCACCGATCAGGTCAGTCTGACGCACAATAATGTCAGCCCGAGCCAATGAGCGAGGCGACGCAAACTGCTTCGTAGTGCTACTAGGTTTGAAGATATACGGATTGTCTTCCTGATCTCCATCCAAGTACGATGCCATGACCTTGGGATACCGCGCTACCCATGAACGAATCACACGGCTAACGCCATTAGCACCAGCCCACTGATTCCACTCAGTCGCAGTCGGCTTGCGCATCTGCACCTTACACACACGATTCGCAACGTGTGCCAGCATGTTGTCACCGACACCATCTGTGGTATTGTTAGAAGTAGCAAACATCAGCGACCCGTAAGGCAGTGCGCGATCACCGACGTAACGCTCTAGCACCATGCGAGTAAACAATACTTGCAACATCTTTGGTGCTTTGAGCATCTCGTCAAGCATGATGACCTTCTTCTTGCCGTTGTCCATCTTGAACAGATCAGAGACGTAATACTCAAGAGACTTAGACGCATGGTTTGGGATCGATGCCGCCACGTCCATCAACTCTTTGTTAGGACAATCGACATAAATGAAGTCATACTCATCCTCGCCCAACTCCTTGCGCAACGCTTCCAGAATGGATGACTTGCCAACCCCAGGCTCACTCATAATCATTGGGGTGAGGTGCGCACCAATGTGCTTCACCAACTTGATACACTCATCGATCGACACCATTGGTGTTGTACTTACTTTAGCCATTTGATTTCTCCCAGTTAATTAATGATTCAGGATCAGCTGATCCGCTTCTTAAGACCTTCTACATCAACGTCGATAGTGAACGACTTATCGTCCTCATCGATAATGACAGTAGCTTTTTTAAGTCCGACCGCAACAAGGGCGAACTGATAGTACTTAGCCTTACGATCGGCTCGGTAGTACATGAACAACATGAACGCTAATGCGCACAGCAATACAGTTTCTAACTCAGTCATATTAGTCCTCGAACAATGATGTATTTAAAGTGAACTTCTCAAGCACATCGTCCACTTTGGCTTTCACACTCAAGCGCATAGCATCGCTATCACGCAATCCTTCAGCATCTACATTCCGTAGTGCTTCTGCTAACGCAACCCTTGCGTTCTCTAACTCCTTGTTGTTAGTTAAGTTGAAATGTTGTAACGTATTGCACAACTCCTTGGTCTGCTCGATAGTCGTGTCGTAGATCTTGCGTTTACGTTTCTTCTTACCATCGTCAGTTAACTCTGCATCGTTGTCACCACATGCGTAGGAGATGCGCTCTGCATAGAGAACCAGACGAGACGCCGCGTCCTGCATGATCTCATCGACCTTGCTCTGTGCCTGCTTCATGTAGTGACGTTTCAAGTCATCTGCAATCTCAGTCGCAATGTTGTTGCGAAAGTCAGCGGTTGGAACCTCTGTAACATACAGATTCATCTTGAACCGACCACCGATATCTTTCGCGTCAGGATAGTCTGATTTGTTAAACATATCGCCATTCTTGAACGCCATGTCAGAGACAAGCGTTGGATATTGCGTCTCAAACTCAGCGATCAATTTAGCGAAGGCGACCTCATGCTCGCGATACTCTTTCATAAAGACCTCGATCGAAACCGTGGGCAAATAGCGCAATGCGCCCTGCCAGTCATAAGTCCGACGCTGAAGCCAGTTGCTGACTGTCTGCCGATAATTAACCAACGACTTGTGCGTGGGATGATTGGCTAACAGATTCTTGGTGAAGCGGCCGCTGTTCTGATCCGCTTTGTATGCGTTAATTACCTCATTAGTGATAGCGCGGTCTTGCTTAGTAGCACTCCACACATTAACGTCTACGTTGACGATCATGCCTGACGAAGCAAGGCTGATCACGTGCTCGGGGGTTTGTAGTTCAAAGTTCATAGTCAATCCTCAAAGTTAAAAGAAATTACAGTTGGCACAATCTCGTAACCTAACTGCTTGACCAACTTCAGAGTCGCGTCAGTTAGAGTTACATCTTTCGCAATAGAAGCAAAGATCTTTGCCCTATCACAAACAGGGTACACGCGCCTAACCCCATACTTCTCGGTTATGCGCACAGTGATTTTGTTATCCATCAGACCCTCCTGATCAGCGGTATAGACCGCCCTTGTTGTTGATACCCCTGAGATCAGTCAGGTCTGTGATAAGCATGTAATTGCTCTTGTGCATTGGCGCGATCGTACGTGTTCGCGTACGTGAGTCTGCCTCCCCACATGGCATACATAGACGAAAGCCTGCGTTAGCACGCTTGGCACTGTAGTGATCACCACAGCGGTTGCAGATTGGTTTCATGCGAGACATGGATACCTCACAGGCGGGTTTGGTTGAGTGCTTTGGTCAGCACACAATAGTTAGTGGTTGTCTCACCATCTAGTAGATCACCTTGGATGCACAGGCGCATCTCATACTCAGCGGTGTCTTTGTTGGCATATACATCGAGGATGTTGCCGTTGCAGGTAAGGATGTACACCTCACGACGCATAGCGTGGCTGATTGCGCTACGCAATGAATGATGTACATTTTCGTCGTTGCTGATTGCTTGCAAGACGGAATCGATACTCTTGAACTGTCCCATAACTGATCCTTTACTGAATGAATAAACTGCGAATCAGGGTTAGCTGATTCAATACATAGACTGAATGTGTTGGGCGGTACTGACTGCGTATTTCCCCACCCAACAAATACATTATAACATAACTTTACAAATAAACCAAGCATGTTATATGACTTTTTTTCGTAGGCGCACTGCCTTATGGTCTCCAATAAAAGAGATCAAGTAGTACCACCATGAACGCCAGCAGAAGCAAGACGCGCTCAAACTTTTCCCATCGTGTCATCATCTTTTCTCCCTGTTTAACATACGATCAAAGTCAGGCTCGGTTAAGCCGAACGTATTCTTCAGATCAGCTACATCTGATTCAAAGATTAAGTGGCTACCGCAAGCGGGGCAGTCGTACTGCTTGCCATCGGATAGGGCGATCTTGTACTCAAAGGAATGGTCTGACCCATCACCTTTGGCTTCGAGCAAATTGGCTTCTTCCACCAACTGACCAATGCTTTCAAGTGCGCTACGCATTACCTCCTGCCACCCTTCACTGCCTGAGACAGTGAGGGTGAGAGTCATTGTCAATTCTTTATCTCTCATACATCTCCTTGGTATAGTTAACTTAGTGTGTCAGCCGGGGCTGATTCAAAGAACATCGTAGCCAGTGCAGAACCTCCACAGGGCAACCTCATCTGCCGCCTCAATGATCGTCATGTCTGCATAGTCATCGTCGATATCAGCAAACTCTGCGCTAGACGTAAAGTCAAAGTCAGGGTCAACTGTGTTAGTGCAGTAATAGCGCGACTCGTGCATCGGGTCATTGACTGCAAGCCAATCAGAAACAACGCGATCAGCGTCATCGTTGGTGATAGTAACAGTCACCGCTTGTGGCTTTGTATAGCGCAAAGCCTTGCGGATACTGCGGGGAAACATCTTGTGCAACTCAGGGGTGATGCGTGGCAACATCGAAGGCTCACCACGTACATATTTGGCTCTCATAACGGACTCCATAATTAACAGATCAGAAGGGTCTGACATAACGATTAGCTAGTCAGGGTTTGGTACGCTGTATGGATTGTTCTTCCTCCAGCGTCTTGCGATTATAACACAACTTTACAAATAAACCTAATCATTTAGATGACTTTTTTCTATAGGGCTGTGGGAGTTTGTTCTAAGAATTTTTGAAACTTTACAATTCGGAGGGAAAAAGTAGAACACGGTAGAACATTCACTAAAGTATTCATTTCGGGTTGGAAAGTACGAAGAAAAAAGAGAGAAAGTAATTAATTAATATTAATAATATTTTTTTGTTCTAATGTTCTACTGTTTTTGGAGTATGCAGGGTTGGGGATTGATTTTTTAAGAATTGGATTTGCACTTGCTGACGCAGATGAACGATCACAAATTCTTTGCCACCACGACCCTATTTCCCAAAAAACGTAGAACATTAGAACAAAACCTCCGCAACCCGCATGAATGCTCACTTTTCTTGTTCTAACTTGACTAATAAAAATAGAACAGAATTGGGGAAAAGTAGAACAAGCCCAAATGCAGGGTTAGAACATGTTCTACAAATTGAGTTTTGTTCTAGAAAAAGTAGAACAAAATAAATTTGTTCTAGAAAAAGTAGAACAAAATCGGAAAAGTAGAACAAGCTGTCAGCTATGGCTGATCTGCTAATTAGTGCGTCAGATGCGGCTGATGCGTTATATAAGGCGCTAGCCAAACATGCTCGCGGGGACAAATAACTGGTCTCTTATTCGGGCGAAAAAAAACCCCGCAGACCTTGCGATCTGCGGGGTTTGGCTAGTGGTTACTTAGTCCACTCTTTATTGAACACTGCGATGCACCGATCCAACTTCTTAAGGTCAGCCGTTTCATCACCGCGCCCGTTTGCGTTTTTGCATCGGGTTTTCAGACTCTCTAAGGTCTGCTTTAGGGTAACTGCAAAGTCTGCAGTTGGTGCGCGTTGGCGCGTTATCCCGTTAACCTCATCATGCACTTCTTTCACCTTGGCAATCAGTGCATTTTTGTTGGCGTTCCAGTATTTGTTCACTGGGATTTGGACTGAGCGCAATACCTTGTGCATCAGTGGATCGGACTCTTTAAGTCCGTTTGTTTTCTGAGTGCTATATGACAAAGCCCACTCTGCACTGGCAATAAACACAGCCTTCTCACCCTTACCACATGGTCGCCACTCAGCCGTGTAACCGATGGCTGTGTGTTCCTCTTGCCAACGCAGGACTGCGCCAGCCTTCATTTCCTCCAGTATTTCCTCGGGCTGTTCCTCGTGAAAGGTGTTGCACTTTTCGTACACCGATTTCGCGACTGTTTTCTCTTTACTTTTCAGATCAGAGAAATCGTACATTAGACTTTTGAATGACTGTTCCATAATGGACTCCATAAAGTTAAATTCCACTCAGCACCTCGCCTTGTGGTATATATCGTATACATGATACAAACGGGAAATTCAACCGATCAGCCTGATCTGACTCAATAAACTAGGCGCAAGCCCTCGCGTAGGCGCTCGCGGAGACAAATAACTGGTCTCAAAAAGGCAGGCCAAAAAAAATGGGGCCGAAGCCCCATCTTTTGTTGATCTAGCTATTACTTCAGCCAGACCTTGTTGAAAGCGGCAATCGCTTCGTGCAAGCGCTTGTCATCCGCGCTTGTATCTCCGCGATTCTTCGCGTTCTTGCATCTAGTCTTGAGACCGTCTATAACGTCTTTCACCGTTTTGGTGAAGTCAGCGGTCACGGCACGAACCCGAACGATGTTGTTCAGCTTGTTGTGATACTCTTCCACTTTCTTGATTAACGCGTTCTTGTTGCCGTTAATGTACTTGTTCACCGGTATCTGAACCGTTCTCAATACCGCGTGCATCTTCGGATCTGATTCTTTCAGACCGTTCGTCTTTTGTGTTGAGTAGGACAATGCCCATTCAGCAGTAGCAATGAAAGCCGCGTCTTTTGAGTTGGCTTTGCATGGAACCCATTCTTTGGTGTAAGAAACGGGATCGTTGAGTTCTTGCCATTTCATTACTGAACCGGCTTTCATCTCTTCCAGAATTTCTTCTGGTTGCTCTTCGTGGAAAGTATTGCAACGACCGTGAACGATCCCTGCAATATTCAGCTCTTCGTCTTTCAATGTAGCGAAGCGGTACATCAGATTCTTGAATGAATCTGTTCCTTTGATTGCTTCCATGATATCTCCCATAGTGAAGCGTTAGCGTAGTTGACGACCGTCAACCACTAATATATGTATACCGGAACCTGATTGTTTATTCAAGTTATCAGCCGGAACTGATCCGGAACATAGCGCGTCAGGCACTCGCACGCGGTGGCTCGCGGGGACAAATAACTGGTATCAAAGGGAGCCGTAGCTCCCTTGTGTCAGCGCTTGAGTCTGCTGTACTCGTCGCCGTCTAGCTTAGCGCAGAAGGTTGCGCGAGCTACTTGTTCCCTAGCCTTCTTAAAGAACTCATACCGACTAGGTAGGACACTAAGAGGTCGGCGCTGATGTAGCGCCTCCCTCGTAGCAACCATCACATGCTTGCGCCATATGTTGGATTGTCCGGTTGTCATTAGAAGTTCTTTGCGTAGAACTCAGCGATTGATTCACCGCCTCGTGTCCAGTATGCGTCGCGGTTAAACACACCTGCTTCGCCTGTTTCTTTGCAACGAATGCGGATTTCGTTGTTGGTCAAGTCTGTGATGATGAAACCATCCAACTCGATCTCATACATTGGGTAGTAATTTGACTTGTAGTTGTCAGCATCTACATGGCCAAGACCTATGTACTTGCAAGGCACATTGTCTGACTCGCATTCGTCTAAGGTCATTTGAATATCCCAAGACAGATAACCAAGGTCAATATCTTTCATTTCTATCTCCCGATGTGGGGGCCGAAGCCCCCGTTGTTATTACCAATCGCCTCGCGCCGCGACAAGCTTGCCTCTGATACCGATCAACACGATTGTGTTGCTCAGCTTGTATTGAGCCGCCCATTGCAGGGCTTCGTTGAGTGTGTATCCATAGTGAACGAATACTCTATCTTCCCACTGCACTACAACTTTGTAGTGAGTCAACCAACGCCATAATGCTTTCAGCATTTGATTCTCCCTAAGTTAGGTTAATGCATCGCGCCCATCGCTTTGCATAAGTTATGTATACCGGATACCCATACGGATTTCAAGAAACCGGCCTGATCTCGACCCACCCGCCCCCGACCCCCCAAGTTCTCTGAGGGACTCCCTCGGCCCCCATACCCCATAATCCGCACAAATAATCCCAAACTTTCCCAACTTCCGCCCCATTACTTGACACACCTTGCCCCCCGGAATTTCCCGTTCCGCAGAAACGTACCTATTTACAAAACTCTGTGTTACATTACCAGCGAGCAATGCAGTTGCTCATTGTTGGATTGTCTCCTCTCCTTTTGACCCCCCTCCCCGGGGGTCTTTTTTTTGGTTTCCCCAGACCCCACCCCCTTCTATATAGAAGTACCCCCCGTCAATGGAACCAAAAATATGTTGTATAAAGAATTATTTTTATGTTAGAGTTTGCTCGTTGAGGCGGGCCGTGCAAAATTAACTTGCGGACGAATGGCCCTGACCTCAACATTCCCTAACATGGAGCGCCCTTTTCCTCTATGACAACACTGCTAGCAGCTATTGAAGATTCGATTCCGCTTCCTGCCAACGCTACGGAAGCCATGCCAGAACTAACCGATCTCGAAGAAGTCGAGATGCGAGGCAGAACTGTCAAACTAATTGCTGATATTCAGGGGGTTCCCATCGAGCCATCTGAAGATGCCCGTGCCCAAGCTACCCAATTAGCCCATCAAATGATGGCGCATCCTGAGACAAAGCTAAATCTAGCTGAATACCCTAATGAAACGATGGCCTACCTTGCTGGCATGGTGGGTGCGTATCAGGCAGATCTTGTTCAAGAATTCGCAGACCTCAAAAGATACGTAGTTAATAAGCTAATTAAAGAGACAGATCACCCCGATGCTCGCATTCGGGTGGCTGCGCTAACTAAATTAGGTGAAATTGACGGTGTTGATGCGTTTAAGAAGCGTACTGAGATCACAGTTAAGCATCAATCGATGGAAGAAGTCGAACAAGAGCTACTTGAGACGCTGCAAAAGCTGGAAAAACGCACTATTGACATTCAAGCGAGGACGATCAGCAATGAAAGTAACGCCTGAAGACATTAAAAAGATCAGAGACTCCCTAAATACGATGAAGGGAGAAGAAAAACGTCGAACTTTAGAGCTTTTGAAGACATACGACAGTAAATCTGTCGAAACTGTGGGTAAAACTGACTTTTTAACCTTCATTGACCACGTTTATCCCGGTTATAAGGTCGGCCCACACCATAAAAGGCTAGCAAAAATCTTTGAAGACATCGCTGCGGGTAAAAAACGGCGTGTTATTGTCAATATTGCCCCTCGTCATGGCAAATCTGAGATGATTTCCTACCTTGCGCCGGCATGGTTTCTAGGTAAATACCCTCATAAAAAGATCATTATGTCCTCCCACACGGCTGATTTAGCTGTAAATTTCGGTCGTAGAGTACGTAATTTGGTGGGTTCTGACCCCTATAAAGACATCTTTCCGCAGGTTGAATTGCAGTCAGATTCCAAATCTGCGTCCCGTTGGGGTACTAATTTCCAAGGAGAATACTTTGCTATTGGTGTCGGAGGTGCTCTTGCTGGTCGTGGCGCTGATTTATTTATTATTGACGATCCACATTCTGAACAAGAAGCCAAAACAGGAAGGCCAGATGTTTTTCTACCTGCTTGGGAGTGGTTTCAGTCTGGCCCTTTGCAGCGTCTTATGCCGGGTGGCTCTATCATTATCGTGATGACACGATGGAGTAAGTTGGATCTGACGGGCATGATTGTCAATCAGATGGCAAAAGAGGAAGACGTAGATCAGTGGGAGATCGTGGAGTTTCCTGCCATTCTTAATGAGAAACCGCTGTGGGGAGACTTCTGGTCGTTAGATGAATTGCTGGGTAAGAAGGCAGGTATGGATCCCCGCTACTGGCAAGCCCAGTACATGCAGAATCCCGTGTCTGAGGAAGGGGCGCTACTTAAGCGTGAGTGGTGGAAGATATGGGAGAAGGACGACCCTCCTCGCTGTGAGTTCACTATCATGTCGCTGGATGCCGCGCAAGAGACTAATAATAGGGCTGACTACAACGCTCTAACAACGTGGGGTGTTTTCTTCAATGAAGAGTCAAACAACTACAACATCATCCTGCTTAATGCGATAAAGAAGCGGATGGAGTTCCCAGAGCTGAAGAAACTTGTGCTGGAAGAATACAAGGAGTGGGAGCCAGATGCGTTCGTTGTGGAGAAGAAATCCAACGGAGCCGCACTTTATCAGGAGCTTCGCCGCATGGGTGTTCCCGTAGGGGAGTTTACTCCGGGCAAAGGACAGGACAAAATATCGCGTGTGAACGCTGTATCAGATCTATTAGCGTCTGGCATAGTATGGGCACCGGATCGCCGCTGGGCTAAAGAAGTCATGGAGGAGTGCAATGATTTCCCTAGCGGTACAAACGATGACTTGGTTGACTCAACCACACAAGCGTTAATGAGGTTTAGACAAGGCGGGTTCATACGGTTGCCGACTGATGAGCCTGAAGAGCAGAGATATTTCCGCAGCAAGAGAGTTGCGTATTACTAAGGATTGATATGGCTACGAACATGGTTCCCTCACTGTCACAAGCACCACTGGGTCTGAGCGCACTGGCCCCCGAGGAAGAAGGCCCCGGCATTGAGATTCAGATTGAGAATCCAGAAGGCGTTATGGTTGGGATTGATGGCATGGAGATTGACTTGATGCCCGAGACCGACGAAGAAGATTTTGATGCAAACCTTGCAGAAGAGATGGACGACAGTGCTCTGCAGAAGATTGCAAGTGATCTGATTGAGATGGTAGATGCTGACATCAACAGTCGCAAAGACTGGACGGAGATGTACGTCAAGGGATTAGATGTTTTAGGAATGAAATATGAAGAAAGAACGGAACCGTGGTTGGGTGCGTGCGGTGTTTTTTCCACAGTCCTCACCGAGGCCGCTGTTCGTTTCCAGAGTGAAACTATCATTGAGACGTTTCCTGCTCAAGGCCCAGTCAAGACGGAGATCATCGGGGCTATTGACAAACTTAAGGAAGAGGCAGCGGAGCGTGTCAGAGATGACATGAACTATCAGCTTACTGAGGTGATGAAAGAGTATCGCCCAGAGCATGAACGCATGTTGTACAACTTAGGCTTAGCCGGCGCTGCGTTTAAGAAAGTTTATTTTGATCCCGGTCTCAATCGTCAGGTGGCAATGTTTATCCCTGCTGAAGACATCATTATTCCTTATGGTGCATCAAGTGCGGCTACAGCAGAAAGACTTACGCACATCATGCGTAAGACTAAGAACGAGTTGAAGAAGCTGCAGGTCAATGGCTTTTATATTGATGAAGATTTAGGCGAACCACAGAACATTCACACCGACGTAGAGAAGAAGAAAGCTGATGAGCAAGGATACTCGCTCACAGATGATGATCGCTATCAGATCTTAGAGATTCATGTTGACTATGACCTGCCCGGTTATGAAGATGAAGATGGCATTGCACTGCCATACATCGTGACAATTGAGCGCGGCACAACTAAAGTGTTGGCTATCCGTCGCAACTGGGAGGAAGATGATAAGCAGAGATTAAAGCGCCAGCACTTTGTGCAGTACACATATGTCCCCGGCTTTGGTGCTTATGGTCTAGGTTTAATTCACTTGATCGGTGGTTACGCACGCGCAGGTACATCAATACTGCGTCAGTTAGTTGATGCCGGCACACTGTCTAACTTGCCCGGCGGTCTTAAGACTCGTGGCTTGCGTATTAAAGATGATGACACCCCGATCAATCCCGGTGAGTTCCGCGACATGGACGTGTCGTCTGGGTCAATCCGTGACAACATCATGCCACTGCCATACAAAGAACCATCACAAGTTCTGGCAGGGCTATTAGATAAGATCACAGAAGAAGGTCGTCGCCTTGGCTCTGTAGCTGACATGAAGGTCAGCGATATGAGTGCTAATGCACCCGTGGGTACAACGCTTGCGATCCTTGAGCGTCAGTTAAAAACCATGAGTGCTGTGCAAGCGCGTGTCCACTACAGCATGAAGCAGGAGTTTCAGCTTCTTCGTGACATCATCCGTGATCACACACCAAATGAGTATTCATACGACCCCGCTGAAGGTGATCGCAAAGCTAAGCAAGCAGACTACGACATTGTGTCTGTTATTCCAGTCAGTGATCCCAACAGTGCAACGATGGCTCAACGGATTATGCAGTACCAAGCTGCGATTCAGTTAGCTCAAGGCGCTCCTCAGATCTACAACTTACCTCAGTTGCATCGTCAGATGTTAGAAGTGCTTGGCATTAAGAATGCTGAGAAGCTTGTTCCAGTTGAAGATGACATGACACCGCGTGATCCTGTCTCGGAGAATATGTCGTTCCTTGTGGGCAAACCTACAAAAGCGTTTATTCACCAAGATCACGATGCACACATTGCTGTGCATACAAGTATGTTGCAGGATCCCGTCGTGATGGGTCAGTTGGGTCAGAACCCGATGGCTCAGCAGATTCAGGGCGCGATCATGGCTCACGTTGCTGAACACTTGGCGTTCCAGTACCGTCAGAAGATTCAAGAGCAGTTGGGAGCCACACTACCCGCGCCCGATGCCGCGCTTGATAACGAGGCAGAAGTGCAGATCTCTAAACTTGTTGCACAAGCCGCGACCCAATTGCTTCAGATGGACAAGGCCAAGGTTGCACAGCAGCAAGCTATGGCACAAGCACAAGATCCGATCATTCAGATGCAACAGGCTGAACTTCAGATCAAGCAGTTGGATGCTCAGACAAAAGCACAGAAGGTGCAGGGTGAGTTGGCTCTTAAACAACAAGAGTTACAGCTTAAAGCCCAAGAGATGGCGGCTCGTCAGGGTGAAAGTCCAGAGATGCTTGCAGCTAAACAACAGCAAGAGATGGCAGCGGCTCAACAAGCTCAGCAGTTAGCAACGCAGCAACAGATGCAGAAAATGCAGCAGCAAGAGATGGCCCACCGTCAAAAGCTCACGCATAACGAACGACAAACACAGCAGAAGTTAACTCATGCTGAACGTCAAGCCCAGCAGCGAGCCAAGGTTGCTGAGATGCAGGCAGAGATGCAAGCAAAACAAATGGCTAACAAACCAAAAGGTGAGTGATGGATCCAAAAATATTTGAAATTTTGAACGATAAATTTGATCAACAAATTTGTTCCCAAGAAGAAGTCTTGTGTGATGGTAGCGCCAAATCCTACGATCACTACAAAGAACTGTGCGGCGTTATTCGGGGTCTACGTATCGCACAGTATGAACTTAAAGACCTTGCTCGCAAGTTAAAGGATACTGATGACTGAATTTGATGTAAGCGCGGTAGATCTTTCCGGAGTGCTAAATTCCTCCGCGGAAGAGAAAGCCAAGCAAGTGCCTGATCCGGCAACTTACCATATTCTTTGTATGCTCCCAAAAGCAGAAGAAGAATTTAGTGAGACTGGGATCTTAAAATCGGCTACTGCCATGTACCACGAGGAGCTACTTTCCCCCGTGTTATTCGTAGCTAAGATAGGGCCTGACGCTTTCAGAGACACAGCTAGATTCCCATCTGGCCCATCATGCAAAGTGGGGGACTTTGTGTTAGTACGTCCTAACACGGGAACCCGCATGAAGATTCATGGCACTGAGTGGAGACTCATTAATGATGACTCTATTCAGGCTGTTGTGCAAGACCCTCGTGGTATTCAACGCCCTAACTAAGGAGTGAATCATGGCAGATACGGAAAAAACTGAGTTTGAGTTTCCTGATGAGGCTGAAGAAAAGTCTCGAAAAGGCAGCAAGGTTGTAGAGCCGGAGGCTGATAGCGAACCGGAAATAGAAATTGTTGACGACACACCTGAAGCAGATCGCAATCAGGAACCCACTGTAGAACCTCCTCCTAGAGAAGTTACAGATGAAGAGTTGTCAAAATACGACGAAAGCGTACAGAAGCGTATTAAGCGTTTCTCTAAGTTTTATCACGAAGAAAGACGCTTAAAAGAGGCGGCTGAACGTGAGAAAGAAGAAGCTATTCGCCTAGCGCAGACCGTTTGGGAAGAGAACAAGAAGCTTAAGGGCTCTGTTAATCAAGGCCAGACGGCACTCTTAGAACAGGCCAAACGGGTTGTTCAGGGAGAGCTTGATGATGCGAAGCGTCAATACAAGGCGGCCTACGAGTCAGGGGATACCGATGCTCTAGTGGATGCTCAAGAAGCACTCACTTCGGCAAAGATCAAAGCTGACCGTGTAAATAATTTTAGGCCAACCCCTTTACAGGAAGAAGAAACTCCTGTACAAATCACACAACAGCCTACCAGAGCTGCTCCAGTTGACGAAAAACTATCGGCGTGGCAAGACCGCAACCAATGGTTTGGAAGCAATAAAAGGATGACAGCGTATGCCCTCGGGTTACACGAGGACTTGGTAGGTGAAGGAATACCTACTGGCAGTGACGAATACTATAGACGTATAGACACTGACATGAAGGAAAGGTTTGCCGAACAGTTTGGAGTCGACGAACCCGCTGATGCCCCTAAATCTCAGCGCATGAAATCCAACGTAGTTGCGCCTGCAACGCGGAGCACCGCCCCAAAGAAAATCGTGCTATCGCAGACACAGGTCAATCTTGCCAAACGGCTTGGAGTTCCATTGGAAATCTATGCTCGTGAGGTAGCAAAGGAAATGAGGAAATAAAATGGAAAAAGCACCACGTCAAATTCGTGACTTGAGTACCCGCGAAAATGCAGAGCGTCCAAAACAATGGATGCCACCTAAACTCTTGCCCGATCCAAACCCAGAGGAAGGTTATGCATTTCGTTGGATTCGTATCGCATCTCTTGGAAAAGATGATGCCACGAACTATTCCTCAAAGCTTGCCGAGGGCTGGGAACCTGTTAAAGCCACGGATCACCCCGAGATACGTCTGTTCAATGCTTCGGCAGCGAAGTTCCCAGACAGTATTGAAGTGGGCGGTTTGTTGCTCTGCAAAACCCCAGTAGAGTTTACTGTTCAGCGTGACGCGTACTACCGCCAACAAGCGGAAGCGCAGATGCAGTCGGTAGACAATACTTACATGCGCGAGAATGATCCGAGGATGCCTATGTTTAAAGAACGTAAGTCCACGGTCACTTTCGGAAAAGGTATTTAACTTTTTGGAGTCTATAGATGGCATACCCTACCATTGATAAGACGTATGGTTTCAAGCCAGTCAATCGACTGGATGGTCTACCCTACGCCGGAGCGATCCGTCAAATCCCAATCGCGCCTTCCTACGCAACAGCAATCCTGAACGGTGACACCGTGCAAGTGGATACAAACGGTTACATCGTGGCCGCTTCTACCACTAACTCAGGTAACATTGTTGGCGTGTTGGTTGGATGTTCTTACATCAATTCGTTGAGTCAACCTACGTTTGCGCAAGCTTACCCGGCTTCTACGTCAACTTCTACAAACATGGCTTTTGCCTTTGTTGTAGATGATCCTAGTGCTGTGTTCCGTGTTTGTGCTACTGTCGCTGGTTCCACCGCTCCCACAGCTTATAGCCGTGCGATTGTTGGTTCTAATGTGGCTTTGGTTGCTAACGTTGGTTCCACCACCACAGGTGACTCGTACTACGGTATTGACGGTTCTTCCGCCAACACCACCAATACGCTTCCCGTTCGTGTTGTTGACGTTGTGCCCGATACTGCGACTGGTAATGCCAGCGTAGCCGCCACGACATATTACGAGTTCCTCGTTAAATTCAACACGGCTCAGTACAACAGTACTACCGGCATTTAAGGAGTAACTTAACATGGCTATTTCACGCGCACAACTACTTAAAGAGTTGCTCCCCGGTCTGAACGCTTTGTTCGGTCTTGAGTACGCCAAATACGGCGAAGAGCACAAAGAAATCTACGAAACAGAGACATCTGAGCGTAGCTTTGAAGAAGAGACAAAACTGTCTGGTTTCTCTGCCGCACCAGTCAAAAACGAGGGTTCTGCCATCGCTTATGACAATGCACAGGAAGCATGGACTGCACGTTACACCCACGAAACCATTGCGATGGGCTTCTCCATCACAGAGGAAGCAGTGGAAGATAACTTGTATGACAGCTTGTCTTCACGTTATACCAAGGCTCTGGCCCGTGGTATGGCTTACACCAAGCAGGTTAAAGCCGCTTATGTGTTGAACAACGCCTTTACTGGCGGCCCAACATACGGCGACGGCGTGGTGCTTTGCTCTACTGCTCACCCCTTGGTTTCTGGCGGTACTAACAGCAATCGTCCTACAACTGGCGCAGACTTGAATGAAACATCGTTGGAAAACGCTGTTATTCAAATTGCCGCTTGGACAGACGAGCGTGGTCTTTTGATCGCCGCTAAACCTAAGAAGCTGGTTGTTCCTCCTTCATTGATGTTCGTTGCTACTCGTCTTCTTGAGACTGAGTTGCGCGTTGGCACAACCGACAACGACATTAACGCATTGAAGAACAATG